CGAGCAAAAGACGATCGACAGCCAAACGAAGAAGTGGATCGCGAGTTTAGGCGCGCAGGTCGAACTGACCAAGCTGCAAGCGACCCTCAACAGCAAGGGCGCGGAGACCATGCTGCAAGCCGAGATGGCGAAGATTGGCGACCAGCTCGCCGCTTCGCAGGCCGCCTTCTTGCAGCGAACCCAACAGGATCATGAGGCCGGCCTCGCCTCGGCGGACCGACAGCACCAACAGACCATGCAAGCGGGCGATCAGCAACACCAAGTCGCCATGGCGCAGCAGTCACAGGACGCCCTACAGGCAGCCGTCCAACCAACGAATTCGACGGAGGAGCAACAACCATGACACAGGGACGGGTGGCGTGCTCTGGCAAGCGAGCTACGATGCCTTCGCCGTGTGGCAGCAGGCCATCGTGGATTCGCAGCAGACCGGCGCGATCGAGCAGGTTTAACAGGATTCAGGATTTGGTGCCCAGCGGTGGGCCTGGTACGCCGCGCGAGGAAACTCAATGGAAGCGATAGTGATTCCCCCGACGTCCGAGAAGACCGAGGCCGGTCCCACAGATCTGTCTATGGCAGACCTCCGGAAGATGGCGGAGAACAATTTTGAGCCGGTGGAAGCCAAGCCGGTAGAACCAAAAGTAGAAGCACCCGCGGCCGCGGCTGAGAAGCCGGCGGCCGAGACCACGCAACCGGCCTCGGAACCGGTGACCCAGGAGACGCACGAACCGGTACCGGCCGGCGTGCAGAAGCGGATCGACAAGGCCATCGCAAAACAGCGGGAAGCGGAACGGAAGCTCGCGGAAGCGGAAGCGAAACTGTCAGCCCAGGGAACGGCCCCTGCCAAAACAAACACCGAGACAGTGCAGCCTAAGGCCGAGGGAAAGCCCGACCCCACCAAGTTCACCGATTGGGACGCCTATCAGGAAGCGTTAATCGACTGGAAAGCCGATCAGCGGGATAGGACGCGCGCGCAAGAGGCGCAGCAACGCCAGCAGCAGGAACACGTCAAAACGATGACGGAATCCTGGCACGCCAGCGAAGCAACGGCCAAGCAGGCGCATCCCGATTACGTGGATCGCATGGCGGAGGTGAACCATATCCAGGTGCCTCCGGCGCTGCAGCGAGCGATTCTGCTGTCCGACCATAAGGCGGAGCTGGCGTATGCGCTGGCGACGGCCCCGGCGGAACTGGAACGCATCGTGGCGCTACCGCCCGAGAGAGCCATCTTGGAACTCGGCATGTTCGCCGGGAAGATGGCCGCCTCGAAAACCGAGTCTCCTAAACCCAAGACTTCTGCAGCAGCTCCACTTCCCAAGCCTCCGGCGAGTGTGGGCGGATCGGGCGCCGCGGCGCCGGCCGTCAACCTCGACACCTGCGATATGCGGACGTTTAAACGCGAGGCCAGGAAGTTGATCGAGCGCGATTAGAGAACGCGCCGGCAGCCGGCGCACGAAGGAAACGCAGCAAATGCCGAACAACGCAGTCATTACCCCGCAGGTTTTCGCCAGACTCGTGCTGATGGACCTGGGCGGCGCCCTCAACGTGTGCCGCAATATGAGCAATGCCCTCTCTCCCGAATTCGGGAAGAAGAGCTTCAAGGTGGGCGCTTCGGTCGAAGTGCGCAAGCCGTACCGCTTCACGGTCAGCAAAGGGCTGAAGTACGATCCGCAGCCCCTCACCGACCAGGTGACACCGATCAAGGTTAGCCAGGTGGCACAGGTTTCGTACGAATGGGACAGCGTCGAAAAGACGTTATCGATTCGCGAGGCGCGGGAGCTGTATGCCAAGCCTCTGGCTCTGGCGCTGGCTTCCACGATCAATTCGGAAGCCGCGCAATTCATCGCCCTGAACACCTGGAACCAGGCAGGCACACCGGGAACGACCCCCGCAGACGAGCAGCCTTATCTGACCGCTGGAGACATCCTGATCGAGCAGGGACTTCCGGAAGAGGAGGAGCTGAACCTCATCATCAACCGGAAAATGTCGAGCACCTTCGTGCACGGCGTGAAAGCTCTGTATAACCCAGCCGGCGCCATTTCCAAGCAATGGAACCAGGGCAAGATGGTGGACTCGCTGGGCTACAACGTCTATCGCGATCAGACCATCTTCACCCGGACGGTGGGACCGTTGGGCGGAACTCCGCTGATCAATGGCGCGAACCAGACGGCAGACGGTGGCAACAACGGCACCATGACTATCGCTTGCGATGGCTGGACCAGCGCCAACGCATCCCGGCTGAAGGCAGGCGACCGCTTCACGATCGCCGGCGTCTATTCGGTCCATCCGCAGACCCGCAAAACGACGGGCCGGCTGCAGTCCTTCGTCGTGCTGGCAGACACTTCGGACGCTTCGGGCGCCATGGCTGCCTTGCCGATCGCCCCGGCGATCACGCCCACCGGCCAGTACCAGAACGTGGATTCCGCTCCGGCCGATAATGCCGCCATGACGATCGACGGCGCCGCCAACGCGGTTTCGCCTCAAGGCCTGCTGATCCACAAGAACGCTTTCGCCTTTGTCAGCGTGCCCCTGAGCGATCCGGAGCCTGGCATGGGCGCCCTGGTGACCAAGGAACGCGACGAAGAGACCGGCCTTTCGATTTCGATGATCCGGACCTTCGACGGCGTGTACCGCAAGGAAATCAACCGCGCCGACGTGCTGTACGACTTCGGCAAGCTATACGGGGAGATGGGCTGCGCGATCGAGGGCTAACGAGATCGGGGCCGTTTAGCGCGGCCCCACCCAATTTCAACAAGGAAAACTTCGATGACAACTTTGAAAAACGTTTCTTTCGGCTTCCTGGCCATCGCTCTTGTGTGCGTTCCCGCCTTTGCGCAGACCCACACCCTCACGCAAACTTCGACCTCCGCCGCGGTCGCGGCAAACGACACCGTCATTTCGGTCAGCTCGGCTACCAACATCCTGGCGCCGAATACCCTTAGCGGTGAACCGGGTTCCCTGCTCTTTGTGCAGGATGCCGGCAACGCCTCGGGCGAGAGCATGCGCGTGTTCTCCATCTCCGGTACCCGGATCACGGTCGCCCGGAACAGCGGCGGCAAGGCGACGGCACACGCCTCGGGCGCCATGGTGCTGGTGGGCGAGCCGAACTGGTTCTATGGCTCGGACCCATCCGGAAGCTGCGTGACGGCTTCTACGTTCGTGACACCGTATGTGAATACCGAGAACGGCCGTCAATGGCTGTGCTCGACGGTCACTCTCACCTGGGTACCGGGATTCCAGAACACGAGCACCGCGGCGGGAGTGACCACGCTGGTGGCTTCGGCCGCCGGGGCGATCCTGCCATCCGGCCCGTTGTTCCACGTCAACGGCACGGCCGCGATTACGGATTTCACCATCCCGGTGGGATTCAACGGCGGATCGTTCTGCATTATCGCCGATGCGGCGTACACCACCACGGCTACCAATAAGATCGCGTTCGCCTCGACAGGCGTGGCGGGCAAGGTGCAGTGCTGGGCCTACGACACGGCCGCGGCGAAGTTCTACGCATCGTACTAGACGGTTGTTTCTTCTGGGGCGCGGCTCCGAGTGCCGCGCCTCCATTTTCGAGGTGAATGATGTACCCGAGTGTTCGTTACCACGCAACTGAAGAGCCCCGCACCGTGAACAATCCGGAAGAGGACGAAGCGCTGGGTGAGGGCTGGGCGAGCTCGCCGGCGGATCATGGGATTGAGACCGCGCCTGGCGCGACACCGGATCCCGCGATCGCGGCGAACCGGCCGGCCGAACCGGAGCCTGTGGCCGAGCCGAAGCTTAGCGCCAAGGCACGGAAGATGCTGAGGCCGCAATGACGGTCCAGGATTTGATCGAGGCCTCCGCGCGGGAATGCGGGGCGCTCTTTGCAGGCCGGACACTGGCAACGGGCGAATACGCCAACAGTATCATCGCTCTGAATGCGTTGCTGGGTCAGCTCTCGATTGAGGGATTGACGGTCTTTTCCATCGTGCGAGACGCACTGACTCTGACCGGCGCAACCGCCTACACGATCGGCACGGGCGCCACGTTCAACACGGCCAGGCCGGAGAAGATCCGGAGCGCGGCCGTAATCGTTTCAGGGGGCTCGATGCCCTGCCAGGTGGTCAGTCCGGAGAAGTTCAGCGAGATTATCGACCGCACGGTAACGGGCGCCTTCGCGGACTTCCTGTGTTGCGACTATGCCTTTCCCACTGCCAATATCTACCTCTGGCCGGCCCCGGCCTCGGGAACGCTGGAACTGTTCTCTGTGAAGCCGTTGGCCGCGGTGGCGAACCTGAGCGACACGATTTCTTTCCCGCCCGGGTACGAGACTGCCATCAAGTACAACTTGGCGGTGGTTCTCGCCACGGAGTTGCCGGGCGCGAAACTGACGGACGCCACGCTGAAGCTGGCGGAGACCACGAAGGCGGCTGTGGGTGCAATGAACGCCGCGGCGCTGGGCGCTCCCGGTCCGCCGAGAGGCCCCGGTCCGCAACGGCCCTTGCAGGCGACTGACATCGAACAGCAGGTGGCCAGATGACGATCACGGCGCTGAATTTGATCACGGACGCGGCGCTGGCTCTTACGGCCATTCCTGCCGGTGGCACGCTGAACACCTCCGAGCAGAACGACGGCCTAGTTTCGCTCAACAAGATTTTCGACGCGTGGACAGATCTGATGCTGGTACAGCTCAGCGAAGTGACGGTCGCCACGGGCGGCGGCGGTCCTTTCACGACGGCCAGGCCGATCAAGATCGAAGCGGCCTATTGCTCCAGTACGAACCTGAGTTCGCCGGTGGAAGTCTGTTCGGCCGAACAGTGGGCGCAGATTGTGGATGAGTCGCGGAGCGGCACTTTCGCCACCAAGCTGTTTTGCGACTATGCCTTTCCGACCTCGAATATTTACGTTTGGCCCAAAGCGACCGCGTCACTGACCCTATTGTGCTACCTGCCACTGACCCAGGTGGCCACGCTCTCGACCAGTCTGACGCTGCCTCCCGGCTATGCGCGCGCACTGACGTTCGCGCTGGCGCTCGACATGGCGCCGCAATATGGAAAGGCGATTGACCAGGCGCTGATGGTGCTGGCCGAGAAGGCCAAGCAGGACATCATGGCCACGAATCAGCGGATCTTCGGTGGCGCACCTCCGCCGCAACAGCCACTTCCGCAAATGGTGAAAGCATGACGGTACAAGACCTGGTAACGCGCGCATTGACGCTGGGTGGAGTCTGTGGGGCAGGCAGGACGCCGGGCCCGGAGCAGAGCAACCTGGCGCTGGCTTTGCTGCTGGCGATGCTGTCGAGCTGGGAGAACCAGCAGCTCTACCTGTATTCGCTGGCGCGGAACAGCTATACGCTGGCGGCTAGTACGTCGCTCTATACGATCGGACCTTCGGGGGCGACGTTCACGGCCGCGCGGCCGGTGCGGATCGAAAGCGCCGGCGTTGCGATTCCGGCGGGGAGCGGAACGCTTTCCTTCCCGGTGAAGGTGTTGAACGCGGACGAATGGAACGATCTGCCCAACAAGCTGGATACCAGCGCCCAGGTGAGGCACCTGTACGACGACTACGGCTTCCCGAATTCGTCTCTTTACGTGCACCCCGTGCCCTCGACGGTCTGCGCACTGGAACTCTTCACCTGGCAGCCGCTGGCGACTTTCAGCTCTTTGGCGGATACGTTCGCAGGGTTTCCGGACGGGTACGAACGGGCAATCACCCATGGGTTGGCTGTCGAGTGCGCGCCGGCGTTTGGACGGCCGATCTCGAAGGAACTGGAGACCATCGCGCTGCAGGCGAAGGATAGTCTGCAGGCGAAGAACCGGATGCTGTTCCCGGCGCCTCCCGTGAAGGCGGCCTGAGATGGCGATCACGTTTGTCGACGAGGAGACGCCTACAGGGACGATCGACGGGGTGAACGCGGCGTTCAGCCTAGGGCACACGCCCGTGCCGGCGTTGAGCCTGCTCCTGGTGGCGAACGGTGTTACCCAGTCACAGGGCGTGGATTATACTCTGGCGGCGAACGTCATCACCTTTCTCTCGGGTTCCATTCCTGGGATCGGCGAGACGCTGGAGGCCTGGTACCGATACGGGGATGGGGTTGTATCTTCGAGCCCGGGCGTGATGACTGTGCAGGCCGCCATCATCGCGGCGTTGCGCATGAGCACGGTGATTTCCCCGGGTCAGGTTCCCAACGGGTCGGAGCTGCAGGAGGGGGCGGACACGCTCCGGAGGATGACGGACCTGTGGTCTACGGATCGCGGGAACATCTTCACGACGCGGATCGACCTGTACACCCTGACGCCTGGAAAGCAGACCTACACGATCGGGGTGGATCCAACGGGCTTTCAGACTCCGGACCTGGTGGGCGCGCGGCCGCTGCGGATTGTGCGGGCCAACGTGCTGTTCCAGACGACGCCCACGGTTCGCCGGCCGATGGTGCTGTTGAGCGAGCTGCAATGGGCGAACAAGCGCCTCCAGCAGGTGTCTACCATTCCGCTGCAGCTTTACAACGACGGGGCGAATCCGCTTTCGACGTTCTACTTTTACCCGATTCCGGACGCGGCCTATCAGATCGAGCTATACACCTGGCAGGCGCTGGCGGGGTGGGTGGGCTCGGGCGACAACGTAGTGGTGCCTCCGGGTTACGAGGAGGCGATTATTTCGAATCTGGCGGTCCGTTTGGCACTGGGGTTCGGCAAGCCGGTGGGCCAGGAGCTCGCCATGCTGGCCTCGCAGTCGAAGGCCTCCATTCAAAGCCTGAACACTCCGCGGTTGAGACTGCGGACGGACCCGGCGTTGCGCGGCCGGAGAAGCGGCCTCTACAACTGGATGTCCGGAGAGGTGGAGTGAGGTGGCGAAGTTTCCGGGGTTCATTGGCGGATCGTATCTCAGCGCGTCGGTAAACGCGGACTGCCAGCGGACCATCAACCTGTTCCCGGAAGTCATCGAGTCGGGCGACGGGGCGAATATCGGAATGCTCCGGGGGACGCCGGGGCTGGCGTTACTGCTGACTTTGCCAACCACACCGGTGCGCGGATTGTGGGCGGGCGGGGCGCCTTTGTCGGGCGCCGCGCGGCTGTTCGCTGTGGGCGGGTCGAAGCTTTACGAAATATCGAGCGCCTGGGTGGCCACGCTGCTGGGCGACGTCGGTGACGACGCCGGCCACACGCCGGTTCAGATTTTCCCGGACGGAAACCAGCTTGGGATCGTCTCGGCCGGCAACTTCTATCTGGCGGACGGGATCTCGGTCTACCAGCCGAACTTCATCAGCGCGTCCGGATTCCTGAGCACGGCGGGCACGGCTGTGACCTGGTCGGAGGGGACTCTCTTCGATCCGAGCTGGGTGGGGCAGAACATCCGGATCGGCGGGGTGGGTGGGACGGTCTACACGATCGCGAG